CGCCACGCGTCACGCTTTCGATCAGCTATGCGGCCACTACCGCCTCACGCCCAAGATCGCTGCCGAAGTGGACGACATGGCCATGATGCGTCTGCTGGCGCGGGATACCCAGCACATCGCCGTCATGCCGCCGGTCGTCGTGCGCGACGAGCTGCATAACGGTACGCTGAAAGATTACGGCGCACTGCCCGGCGTGTGGGAGGAGTTCTACGCCATTACCATTCAGCGTCGGTTCGAGTCGCCTAGCCTGAAAGCTCTGCTTACCCGCACGGGCGAGTCGTTGTTGGATTAGCAGCGATTATCGCTTTTAAACGAAGCCCTTGGGGCCCATCGTATACGTCGACTCTTGCTACCACGGGAATAAATGGAAATGAAAGTCTATCTCCGTCAGCGTGCGGCCCATTTCCTCGAGCTGCTGCGCTGTTTGGCAGTAGTCGAAGACATACCTTCGGCGGTCGATTCCAGTGTGATCTGATTGCCGATGCCTACAGCTTCAAAGGCACCGGTGACGATCTCTTTGGCCTTGTGCGGGAACTGGCGGCAGATTTTGCCGAACTCCGACACATGAAGCCGTTGCAGCGTGCCGCCACGGTAGGAGGTGCTGACGCGAATACTGGAGCCGTTATCAAAGAAATAGGCACCCGAGCCTGACTTATCACTAATCGCCTTGGGTATCTTGCTACCCAGCATTTTCAGCAGCGCGTGCCAGGCGTCGTCGATGTTCTCGTAGGCGAAGGTGATCTTGTTCCTGAATATGTCCTGCGCATCTTCGAGCTTGTGGCAGATACACCCCGCTGAGAACTTGTCTCGGAACAGGCAGTCATCCAGCGCGTCGATCATCTCGAACCTGGTAAAGCCCAACTGGCGAGCCTTCAGTATCAGGTCAAGACAGTGGCCGCTAAGGTATCGCTCCCGTTGGGCGGCGTTGGGCTTAAAGCGAACCTTCCTTCCCGACTTATCCTTGATCTTGTAGAGCGAGTTGAGCCGAAACCACTTGAGCGATAGCGCGGCCAGCAGATCGGCTTTATCGGTTAGCCTGCCCTTTGCATGGGCTCGCAGGTAGGCTTCTGCGCGCTTGACCTGACGTGCTCGCTCACTCGGCCCCAGATCACTTGGCGCGACCTCTGCCATTAGCTCTTCAAACGACTTAACGCCTTCGTCCTTGTCGCTGGCGTCCAGACCATAGTTCTGGCGCTCAAGCTTGATAACGCGGTCGAGGGCTTGGGTACCATGTCCCAGGCATTTACCGACGTATTCCAACGGCACGTCGATTTCAGCAGTCCCGCCCTGGGTAGCTCGACAGCGATCTTGCCTTCGGCTAGCTGGCTCTCCAGCAGCACGGCAAAACGCTCGGTAATGCCCCGCCAGCGCTCAAGGGTTTTGCGGTGACCCTTCACGACTGCGGCATTCTCATTCGCGGCCTGCTCGACTACCTCGTCATCAAGTGTTGCTTGCGCTTCTGGGGGCAGCGATGCACGGGCAATTTTCTGCTGTGTGCGCTCACGGACGCGATCAGTTAGGTCTTTCTCCCAACCGTACTTCCGAGCACGTCGGGAAATGTTGGAGCGGTTCACGCCGTGCCGTGCTTCGAGCTGAGCCAGTGAGAAACGGCCGGTTCTGTATTCTCGCTCGATCAGCTCCCAGTCGTTTCTTTTAGCCATAGAAAAACGCCGCCATTGCTGGCAGCGCTCCTTTGTTATTTAATTAACATTTAAAATCAAATATTGACAGGGATTGAGATGGAAAGTATTACCCCCACTGATTTTGTCACAGCCTTAGCTGCCGTAGCTGCAACCATATTTACTGCATCTGGCGTAATCTTTAATCACAACCTGAATAAAAAGAAACTTCATATAGAAAAAAAATCTAGGCTCCTCGATTTCGCTAGAAGCATGAATAATCAATACCCTCAAAACAAAGCCGATGAAAGCCTGTTACAAAACATGATCTATGATTTCTGTAATGGCAGAATCACTTGTATGAAAGTTTTTATTTTATGCCTAAATAGACCAGATGCTGATATTGCATTAGAGAGCTTTCACACTTCAGGGCATCTCTTTTTCTTTTGCACCCAAACTAAATGCGTCGTTAGAAAATCCGGACGAAAAGCTTACGACATAATTAAAGCGTTTTTCATATTTCTATATTACGCATTAATGACTGCAACTATAATACTCATTATTCAATATTTTTTGAATAGCGTAAAATCAAACACTGCCACAGTGAACTACTTGTATTTGATAACAATCAGTTTTTTATCAGTAATTTTTGCCCATTCTTTTTATACGCTTGGTATAGGTGGTAAACGATTCCGTGCAATTAGAAAGCTATCAAATATATTAGTAATTAAAGATTCGGATTTACCTCGTTAAACGTAGAAATAAGAGAAGGCTCAATTCCTACACTCCTAGTGTACGGATCGAAAATATCAAAGGGGGCCGGACGCTTCACAGCGTGCGGCGTGAGTGGCGGTGCCTCACGGCATGGCCTAGTGGCGGCGCTTCACAGCGCGACCGGTGCAACGCTTCACAGCGTGGCGTGTCGCCTCACGGCGAGATAGAATCAGCGCCTTTTGCGATGCCAGTACGCTGACAGTAAAAACGTGATGATAATCCAGCGCAGCCGGAGCCACGCCTCAATGCGCCTACTTGGTGTCAGCTTCACTGTAGAGGCCTGGCTGCGCCTTGCCTTGGTGCCATGAGCTAATGCCTTTCTCGACCGTGCGGCCTGTGACGTAGCCGCCCACGCCGATGGTCATCAAGTCCCACAGCCGCTCGGGCAGGTCTAGTTGCAGCCCTACGCCAAAGATGGCCCCAAGGTAAGGTGCAAGCAGGTAGTTGTTCGCAATCACAGCGACAATCACGATCATAAACAGCGGGCGCCAGTTACGCTGCAGCCAGCTCTCGCCCTGCGCCTCGGCCAAGATGATTTGCATCTGAGCCTTGAGCAGTGAGTCTTGCGACTCAATGAGCTGCGACTGAATCTCAGACTTGAGCCGGTTGGCTTCGTCTTTATCGGTGACCGCCTTGTCGATCACGCCAAACAGCGGACCAGTGATAGCACCTAATGCTTTGTTGATGAGGTTCACAGCCCACCCTCCAGCGCCGATACACGGCTGTTAAGGTTGTCGATGCGGGTTTCGATCTGGTCTAGCTCGCGGCGGGCGTCGGTGGCTCGGTAGTAGGTGTCGCCCCACTCCCGTAGCTCTTGGCGCAGCTCATTGAGCATTAGCCCCTGAGTCGTTAGCCGCTCTTCGAGCACTACCGACTGCTGGCCCAGCTTCACCAGCTCGGTACCGGCCCAAATAATCAGTGCCACCAGCAGCACTTGGATTCCTGTCTGCATATGCCGCTCGAATACGGAAGGTTTCACGTCGCGCTCCTCGGTCATCAGGCCACCTCCGCCGCGATCTCGCTGTATAGCGTCGCGACCAAGCGGTCTGCCTGGTCGCTTTCGACTTCACTGCGAAGATTGACGATGCGCTTGAACCAACCATAAGCGAAGTCCTCTTGCCGCTCGTCCCGCTCGGCGAGGCCACGGCAGAAGGCAATACGGACGCCATTGATAGACTCAGCCAGCACATAAAGTCCTGAACCGCCCCGCGCCTTGCGAAAAGCGTCGAGCGCATCCAGCGTGGCGGGACCAACGGCACCGTCCTCTTTGAGGTCGGAAAACAGCTTGCCGCGATTGTTCAGCACATTGAGCGTGCGCTGCAGCTCTTTGGCTGATCGGCCGGGGCCGGAGTGAACACCAAAATCGAAAAGATACTCGGCCAGCGTGGCGCTGATCGGCGCGATGCGGTCCAGGCGAATGCTCGTCCAGTAACGGGCTTCGTAAATCTTCACGGCCAACGACTTGGGCAGCTTTCGCATATCGCCCTGGTAGCCGTTCTCACGCGCTACTGCGACGGTGATGCCGTAATTGGTAGGGCCGCCACGATCAGACGAGTGATTGACGTAGCCGCCCTCTCGATTCATGACCGAGGCGACCAGTCGTTGCTTGAGGGAGGTTGTCATAGTGGGTACCTGCTGTCTCACGACAGTAGAAAGTGAAAAGCCCCACCGGATGGCAGGGCTCTAATGAATAATATTTGCTCAATATGTTTTTGCTTTGTTTTCTAAGTGCTTTTTGATTTCACTGCAAAGCTCCGCTATAGCAATGGCAAGCTCGGATGATATGCCCCGCCAGCCTTCGCCAGCATCTTCGCTGCCTTCCCCTCGCCTATCGTTTAAATAGTTGAATAGATCACGAGAAATCATGGCTCTAGCTAAAAGCATTTGTGCTTTACTTTTCATTTGGGGAGAATGCAACTTTATAAGTGTATGCACTTTGGCTGCCGTCTTTACAACTCCCTCTGGATCAGATGTCCCGACCACTGCCTGAGCCTCCACAAGGCCATGATTCTTGGGAATTCTCCTAATCTGATCGAGTTTTTCCCAATATACGCTCTCTATTTCATAAATTAGAGTCAAGCACTCCTCAAGCTTACCTTGGTTCACGATACTAAGGTTTGCTTTTACAGCACTTTTGTAAGCCACCCTGCCACCGATTAAAGCGCCACCGAAGCTTCCCAAAAGCGTGGCACCAGCTGCTACCCATACAGGCCATCATTCAGTGGGCGGCATAGACTGTACCACCACTTGAACAGGCTGGCTTAGATACTCTGGCAGCAACTTCGGCACTCGCAGGGCCTCATAACAAAACGCCCCGGCTCAAAGTCAGGGCGCAAAATCGGATAGTGGTAATATTATGGTGGGTTCGTGCCCACTGGTCAACCCACTAGCTTTGCTATTCAAGTTCTCGTGTTTCAACCCTACCTTGCTTTGTTTTCTTTTTTGCTGCTTTCGCTTCCTCAGCTTGTCTCTTAACTTTCCAGTTCTCACTCAGCGCCAGAAATTGCTCGAATGCTTTGGGCTGATTCTCCTGGCGGACTTTTCTTATGAAAGGCAGCAAAAACTTATGCAAATTTAAAACATGTGTTCCATAAATATCATACAGAAAATCGCTATCATAGACGTCTTTTCTGACGCCGTTGCTGGCCCTTTCCCAATAATTCAAAACTGTTTTAATTGCTTTAGTATCATCAGAATTGGCTTCATCATCTTCTGCCCAGCCAGCGATTGGGTACTTATCCCTTTTAGCTACAATTTTTTTAACTCGTTCAAATGAATCATTATAAGAATCGCTATCTTCTAAAGCTGCTTCGAAGTCAATCGTATTTTTGCTTCGTGCCGATTGCCTTTGTTTAACAATCCCTGATATAGCTATCGCCCCGCCTAATAGTGCACTTCCAGCAATCGCAAAAAAGCTAGCATTTCCAGCTCCACCAGAAGAAGATAAACCCAAAATAGTACTTATCAAACGGGAATTGCCTACATTTTCACTTCCTGTAAGGCTGAACCCATAGATAAGTAGGCCCAGTCCTAATATTGCAATAAAAGC